CCATCTTCAGGTCTCTTACCTAAGATGTTGTCTCCGAAGAGAATCTGATACTTTTCATCATCAATCTCCTGAACCAAGAATAATCTTGAATCGGAATTGACATCAAAGATGTTTTTGTATACAGTATAAGTCTCAACTGTAGTAGATGTTACCGAAACACGAATTGTAGACGTGTCAACATCAGAATTAGGAAGAATATATTTTGCATCGGGTTGAGAATAGTCAACTGTAAAGGACTTTCTCAGTAAATTGCCTTCGTAAATCTCAATATCACTGAAAGAAGCAATTCCATTGGTATCTGGAGTGACTGTAATGTCTTCTGGGATGGAAAAAATGTAGTTTCCATTGACTACGGAACCTAAAGCAACAACTCCTGCCTTTAATTTTACTGCTCTTGCAGGAGTTCCACTCACATCAACGGAAAAACTGATTCTTGCAACTGATGCTTTCTTTGATCTTGGTACATAACCAATGTTTCTCGCCAAAGAAACGACATTTTCACGTAAAGTAGCACTATCAATGAAAGATTCATTCACCGCCATGTTAGTATTGTAGGCGGTGATATAAGAATTATACGCTAAAGTATCAATCAGGACCGAAAAGTTTGATCCTTCAAAGTCAAAATCAGTAAAATTGCTATTGGCCCTCAGATAAGACTTAATCTGAGTCCTTAGATCATTGAAATCTAGATTTGTGAACTGATTGAATGACATTATACCCTAGTCGGTTGTAAGATAAATTCTATATTCTGCGTTGGAAAAGGTAATCCAGTGATGTCATACTCAATTCTGATGTACAAATCGTTAGAATCTGGTTGAGAATCAATGTAAACATTGGTCAGAGTGATTCTTGGTTCAAAATTATTGAGTAAAGTCGTGATTTCCTCTTCTAAAAATGAAGAAATGTCTGAGTTATTCAACTCAAACATTGAAGATTCAATGGATGTGCCAAGCAAATCATTAAAAAATCTCTCAGTGAGACGAGTTCTCGCCAAATTAATGACAGATTTCTTAATTGCATCCTCATTTCTGAGAATAGTGATATCATTTGTGACAGGATGTCTCGTAAAAGACAAACTAATGTCTCTAAAAGCACGAGAAATTGATACAGCCATCCAAGTTGTTACACTGAATATACTATCTATAATGGTTTTCTACCATTTCTTTCCATATGAGGGTTCAGTTCCATAACTCCAGTCATCGTAATCTTCATCATTTCTGATTTTTTCGTGCAATTCAGACTGTTTTTTCAGATCATGAAGTGGTGCATGGTCATTCATAACCTCTGTCAACACTCTTTTCTGAGTATTTTGCATTGAACCATAATCAGTGATGAGTTTTGTGGTTCCCCACATCTCTCTCATGTAGTTTTGATTTCTATCTACAGGTGATTGTCCCATTTTAGCTCCTGTTTTGTGAAAAAACAGAACTTTTAGAGGGGTTGCTATCCCTTATGAGTATTTATTTTCTGGGTTCTGGATCAGATTTAAAGTTTCAGTGTCCCAGTGTGAATAATAGGTGGTATTTTGTAGGATTTTTCTGTTTTTCTCTAAATGTTTTTTATTTTGGACCAGCATTAGGTTTGCTTTACCAAAATTTGATTGAATTCCTTGTACAAAACTAGGTTCATCCATACCATCCTCTAGAAATTCATAGTCTGGATAGAGATGATTGTACTTAATTCTCCATTCACGAAGAACTTCTGAGGTTAAGTATGGTTCCACAATAAAAATTGCGACATCAACTCCTAATATTGGAGAGATGCCGCAAATAGAATGCTCTATAATTTGATATGAAGCAGATTCGGCAAAGGGACAAATCGCAAAACCACTTAATTCTGGTCTTTGAATTGTGATTCTCCTTATCCATTCCCGAATCTCATTTTGCATTTAACCCTTACCTTGACCCCTATACTTCTTACGGGCACCATTACGGGATGATGCAGCGTACTTTGTACCGCCGCCACATCCTTGACGGGTCTTCTTCGGCGGACCAGGATTATAACCAGTCTTCACCAGTCCAACTTTTGCTTTAGCCATAATAATACTCCAATGATGTTTTGTTTACGGGTTTTTTGACGGGGCTTAAAATACGGTTTTTTCCGATACTTCTCCGAAGAACTCAAAAAAAGCATCAGAACATAACCAGGCATCAGATAATACGAGTCTTCTCATGACCCACACGAATCTGAGGGTCACACCAGATCTCATAACCTTTGTCAATCGCATCTAAGCAGAACGAGACATCCTCGCCACACATATCCTGAACTTCTCCAGATTCAAACTGTTGCATCTTCGGAGCGAACCAGGGATACTCAAGACTCTCAAAGACTCCGTTCTTAATCAGAACCCATCCGAATCCAGTGTAGTCTACAGTGAAGGGCTTGCGACGCTTGCTCATCGTCTCTAGAGTTTCATGATTCATCACGCCACCATTCTGACGGAAATCACCTTCCTCTAACCAATGGGCAACAGATGTCGTTCTTCCATCCTCAGTGCAATACCAACCAGCGGCGATATCCTTATCCATCGCAACCAGACGATAAAACTTCTCAGTGTCAAACACAATATCACTATCAATCCACAACTGATAGTCATACTTAAGTTTACCATCCCATGGTTTCTGATTTGGACCACGAAGAACATTTGCACCAAGACACTTACAACGTGCAAAGTTCACCATGGAACTATAGTCTTGTGAAATCTGAATACTTGCACCGTTCTGTACAAGATCAAAACACAACTGTACGAATGCTTTTAAAAACGTGTAAGAACATCCACGTCCAGGTAGACAGAATACTAATGCCTTCCCACGCATCATCTCTTTCGCTGCTTCCAAATCAAACTCTTCTACTGAGTCCTGATTCTTTGGTGCAGTCGCTTTGATTGTAAATCCTTTAGCCATAAAAATGAATGAGTTACGAAACTATTATACCACCACAAGTCAATTATTGCAATGGTTGGTTTAAGTATTTAGAGTCGCTTTGATACCCGCTTCAACGTCCTTGAGAGTCTTTGAACTACCCATAAAAATAAAATTTCTTAATCGGTTCTGATATTCCTTTACCTCACTTTCAGGCACTCTCTGAAATATTGTTACTCCGTTTACTGAGATATTATACGTATTCATCTTCAAGTCTCTCCAATAAGTACGTGAGATCCTCTTTGGTATTTACATCCCTGATTAACTCAACGTCGTTCTCAATCCTATATTCAATTGTCTCCACCAATAATTCAACTTCGTGGCTTTCTAAGTTCATCTTCAACCCCCATTTCATTTATATATCCTCTGCGAACCTTTGAGGGCATTTTAGCCCCTGGGAATTTTTTTTCCTGGGCGGGAACTGGGGGACCCTTTAAGGTATGGGAGTCCTTATGAGGGTATGGGAGGTCTTCTGGGGTCCTGGGAAATTTTTATGGGTTTGTGATATCTCAAGCGTTTTTGGTTCGTTGTAGGTTAGGGTAGTTAGGCGTTTTTAAACCGCAAGGGCAAAACCCGCGCCATAACACGGATCGCGGCGAACTGTCAACTGTTGTCACAACTCGTAACACGAAGTCTTTAGATTCTCTTAACGCCCAGACCCCTTGCGCCACAAGGGTTCTCAGGTATCCTTTGTCTGACCTTTCGCCCATAAGTTCACGGTGAACTTATCAATTATCAGGGCAAGTCTCACCTGAGATAGGGTAAAGAATAAACGAAAGAACGATTAACGACATAAAGAATCACAAACATAAAACAAGAAAAAAAGAAAAAAAGCAAAAAACGGTTTTCTATATTTTATGTGTTGGGGAGTTACTATAACGAACTCCCCTTCGGTTCTTTATACTCAGGAGACGATAGTGTTCACCGTTTTCTTAGCGTTACCGTGAGCGGGGAATGCTATAACAAACTGGCGATCCGATTGTTGACACAAACCGCAAGTGGCGCAAGTAACATTCTCGTGGATTGTTGCAGGGCAAACTACAACCTTACGACCACTGCTAGTTGTAAAGAATCGGCGGGATTCTTCAGAGTTAACAACAGCAACTGCAGGAATGTTATGCTCTGTCATAACTTTATCTGCAACCTCTACATCTTCTGTGGACGCATTAACAGTGAAACCTTTAGAGTTACAATCCTGCAGCACCTGAATGTTATCAGCATTCAAAGGATGATGAGTGTAAGTGTAACCTTTGCGACCACGGTTAGCATCAACCAACTGTGCAACTTTAGCGGCGTCAATGTCACCCAGACCGTTATGGGGAAGATCTCCACTGACATTATGACGCCACAATTGTCCCCGCTGGAGTTTGCGAATTGCCTTTGTGAACTCTGCCCACACCATGCCCCGCTCGCCGTTGCTAGTCTTGCGCCAGTGGATCGCCTGGGGTCCTGACTTAGCGTAGCAACCTTTATCGTAGAAAGGGCACCCAGACCAGCATGACGCCCGCTCGCTGGTGGTGGTGGGGATCGGTCCCGTCTTAGCGTTGCTGCTGACTTTAGTGAGAGCGACTTGCATCGGTTGAGGTCCGTTGCTGAACTTGAGACAACAATACGGCACCCATCCCACCCCGTCAACCTCAAACGGTAGCGAGCGATACCATTTCCCAGATCCGATTGATTAGGTTTGCTGATCATAAAACCTGGGAGATTCTCGCCCAATCCGCCGCATTATGCTGTAGGATA